TCAAACCAAAATCTCCCCCCTTTGTTTGACCGGGGTCGCGCGCGCGAGGAGGCCCGCACATGGAGTCCATCGCGGACGCCACAGAGAAGGCCATCAGGGCGGCGACGCACTTGACTGTGATGGATCAAGGCGCCGTCGAGACGCTCCGGGTCCTGGCCAAGAAGATCGACACCGAGGACACGCTGCGGGACATGGCGCTTGAGTGGGCCGCCGAGGATGAGAAACGCCGGCCTCCATCGGTGGACAACGTCTCGATCCCGACCTACCTGAAGTTCTGTGAGTCGCTTGGGCTGACGCCGGCTGGCCGGGGTAGGCTCGACATGAAGAAGGAGCCGACTGGTGGCAACCTCGCCAAGCTCCGTTCGATCAAGGCCGGCAAGTCGGCCTAAGCGTCTTGGGGCTGAGGTCCCGCGGATCTGGACACCACCACTTCGCCGCTTGACGCGCAAGACGAGCGCAGGCTTCGCCTGCATCGACTTCGCTGTGCAGGTGCTCGGGATTGAGCTGTTCCCGTGGCAGAAGTGGACGCTGATCCACGCGCTCGAACTGCTGCCTGATGGGACCTTCAGGTTCCGCACGATCGTGCTGTTGGTGGCTCGCCAGAATGGCAAGTCGACACTGATGCAGGTTCTCACTCTGTGGCGAATGTATGTCGACGGAGCGCCACTGGTCATCGGCACCGCGCAGGATCTGGACACCGCTGAGGAGCAGTGGCAGTTCGTGGTCGACATGGCCGAGGAGATCCCGGATCTCGCGGCTGAGATTGACCAAGTCTTGAAGGTCAACGGCAAGAAGCAGTTGCGGCTAGTCAGCGGCGAGCGATATAAGGTCCGGGCCACTGGGCGCCGCGCTGGTCGTGGTTTGTCTGGTGACCTAGTCCTGCTCGATGAGTTGCGTGAGCATCAGACATGGGAGGCGTGGGGCGCGGTCACTAAGACCACGCTCGCCCGGGCTCGCTCACAGGTCTGGGCGGCGTCGAACGCTGGCGATGCACAGTCCGTGGTCCTCGGCTTCCTTCGCCGCCTCGCACACCTAGCACTGGGTGACCCGGATGGCATCAACAAGGATTTTCCGCCGATAGATGACCCGGAGCCCGACGAGGAGGAACTCGACGGCGACTCGCTCGGCATCATCGAATATTCCGCTAAGCCTGGGTGTAGCAAATGGGACCGAGATGGATGGGCGCAGTCGAACCCATCCATGGGTCACCCGGATGGCATCACAGAGAAGGCGCTTGCGTCGGCTGCCCGGACGGACCCGGAGCCTGTCTTTCGCACTGAGTGTATGTGTCAGTGGGTGGTGACGCTGGTTGAGTACGTCATCCCGGCCGAGGTATGGATGACGTGCATGGATCTCAAGTCTGAGATCGCCTCGACCCCTATCTTCGCCCTTGATGTCTCGCCGTCTCAGTCATGGTCGGCGATCGCTGCGGCTGGTCTTCGTGAGGATGGCCTGCCTCATGTCGAGGTCACAGTAAGCAAGACCCAGACCGGGCTCGTAGTCGATCACCGGCCCGGCGCGGATTGGGTTGTCCTGCGAGCAGTGGAACTGAATGAGCGTTGGCCAGGGATGAAGCTGGCCATCATCTCAGGGTCGACCTCGGCCGCTGAGTCGCTGGTCCCGGCGCTCGTTGAGGCTGGTATCGACCTGATCTTTGTCAAGAGTGGCGACGTCACGGCGGCGTGCGGCCTGTTCTACCGGCTTGCCATGACTTCGGCCCTACGTCACCGCGGGCAGCATGAACTAACCGGCGCGCTCTCCACGGCTCGTAAGGCTGTCGAGGACGGCGAGGGCGCATGGAAGTGGGGCCGGCGCAAGTCCTCCGAAGACATCACACCGTTATACGCGGCGACGTTGGCGCTCTGGGCCGCAACCCAGAACCAAGAGGTCGAGCCATCCATCTTCTTCATGTGAGGGGCAACATGCGCGTGTCGCTGGCACTCCTCCTCCTGGCTGCGCTCGGTCTCGGCATCGGTATCGGCTGGTGGGTTCATCCGGGTGCTGGCATCGCCCTTACCTCGCTGACTCTGGGCGCCTTCGCCTTGTTCCGTGACGACGGGAAGGAACGCCAGTGAAGCTCTACGACCAACTGCGCGGCCTCTCGTCCATGCCGACAGGTTTGGATTGGACCTCGACTGACTCGGGTTTCTTGCAGACCTACTACGCGGGCGGTGTGCCGCAGGACACGGAGCGGTTGGGCGTCGACTTCGGCTCGTACTCCACGATCGGCTATCAGGGCAACGGCGTGGTGTTCAGCGTCCTGAACGCCCGTCTGCGGCTATTCGGTGCAGCAACGTTCAAGTACCGGGTCAAGTCCACAAAGCGGCTGTTCGGTGACCAGGGTCCCAGTCTCCTTGAGGCGCCATGGCCGGGCGGCTCGACCAGCGAGCTACTGGGGCGCATGATTCAGGACGCAGACCTTGCTGGCAATGCGTTTATTCGTCGCGTCAACAGTGGTCGTCTTGAGCGGATGCGCCCTGACTGGGTCGAGATCATTTCGGTGATGATCGAAGACCCGGCGACGGGTGACAAGTACCGCGAGGTTGTCGGCTACCTGTACTCAGAGGCTGGCTTGCTCAGTTTAGACTCCAAGACGTTCTACCCGGTGGAGGAAGTAGCCCACTGGTCACCGGTTCCTGATCCTTTGGCGAACTGGCGCGGCATGTCGTGGCTGACGCCTGTGGTGCGTGAAATAAACGGCGACCTGTCGATGACTCAGTACAAGCAACAGTTCTTCGACAACGCGGCCACGCCCAACATGATCGTGAAGTACCTCGGCAAGGTCGCACCGGACACTCTGCTCAAACTGCAGCAGCAGATCCAGGCGCGTCATGGTGGCATTGCCAACGCGTTCAAGACGATGGCGGTCGACCAGGGCGCAGACGTAACGGTGGTTGGCAACAACTTCGCCGAGATGGCGTTCACTGCGTTGCAGGCGGCCGGCGAGATCCGTATTTCGTCCGCTGGTGGCACGCCGCCGATCGTCGCGGGTCTTCAGGGTGGCCTGGACGCTTCCACGATGGCCAACTACGCGGCTGCCTACCGCAACTTTGCTGACTCTGTAATGAACGACCTATGGAAGGGCGCTTGTTCGGTGCTCAGCAAGTTTGCTGAGCCATCCGTAGGCGCTGAACTGTGGTTCGACACGCGCGATATTCCGGCACTGCGTGATGCCGAGGAGTTGCGACAGAAGGGCTACGCGCAGTTCTCCATCGCTGTAATGAACCTCGTGAACGCTGGTTACGACCCTGCGACTGTTGTCGCGGCTCTCGAAAGCGGCGATATGTCGCTCTTGAAGCACACCGGCCTCATCAGCGTGCAGTTGTTGAAGCCGAACACCCAACTGAATGCGCCCGCTGGGGCGAATGTTCCCGACCCGGGCGGAGATGCGTCACAGTGACCGATTTTACGAGGTCTTTCCCTCTGGAGGACATTGAGATCAAGCGCGGCGGCGATGGCCGCACCGTCGACGCCTATGCGGCCGTCTTCGGTCAGGAAGTCCCGATCTCTGACGCTCAGGGTGAGTACATCGAGCGCATCGACCCGGCTGCATTCAACAAAACCATCGCTGACAAAGGCACCCGGTTCTCTGTGCTCTATAACCACGGCATGACCATCTACGGGACGCCGTCTGACTCCGGTTCCATGCCGATTGGCACGCCGCTTGAGGTTCGTGCCGACACTAGAGGGCTGTTCACGTCGACCCGGTACAACAAAACCCCGTTGGCGGAGGCCACTTTGGAGGCGATCTCGTCTGGGTCGCTGCGCACGCAGTCATTCCGGGGCTCGATCATCCGCTCAAACCCGATGATGACCCGAAACAGTGCCAAGTTCCGCGCCAACTCCTCGGGTGAGTACCCGCTCGTGACCCGGATGGAACTCGGGTTGAAGGAGTATGGCCCGGCACCGTTCGCCGCCTACTCTGACGCCGCGATTGTTGCGGTTCGAGCCGGCATGACCCTGTCAGAGACCGACTCAATGCTCCTGTCGATGCTCCTGTCGAACGTCGCCGACGCAGATGACGCCCTTGACCCATTTATTGACGCCCTGTGCAAAGCAGACGGGGCCCT